ATATCTCCTTGATATATTGAGACATACTCCGACAGATTGCACTTTTGATCAAGAGTCTGGACATCGATTTGTTGTTCAGAACCAGTTAGCTGGTAAACCCTTGTGGTCGGTTGACCTAAAGGATGCGACGTGGCACTTCCCTATGTCCTTGCAGAGTATTGTACTCAAAGGACTAGGTGCCTCAGAATTCCTACAATATTTTGACTTACCGATCTCAGATGATGGTAAATTAATCAAAGTATTGAAAGGACAGGCAATGGGATTGATGCCCTCATTTCCTTTGTTCTCGCTTACACATAATTTGATATTAACGGGACTTTGTAAGTGGATTGGTATTGTTCCATTTAATTCTTTCAGAGTACTTGGTGATGACCTTATCATAGCTAATGAAAGGCTCAAGAACCTATACATGAGCTGGACAAAAGTCTATCAGATACCTGTGTCGCACCATAAGTGTCTTTCTGGCCACGCTGCAGAATTTGCTGGGAAAATATTCTTTAAAGGATATGACGTGACTCCGATAAGATGGAGGCGTTTGGGGAAGGAATCTTTATCTTCCTTATTTCACCAGTATAAGTCCATACTTGGATCGAAGGTTTATGACCTTATATGCGATTGGAGTGCTTTTTGGACACTATCAGGTTTACCTCGTTCTGTTGGGGGCTTGGGTTTATCTCAAGATAAATATCCAATTACTTCCCGAATTTTGAAAATCAGATTGGGAATTGTAACCAGTATGATTGAGAATTTTGGTCAAGTAAAAGCCACAGGAACAGAGGTTAAAGATAAACAATATGAGTACTCTGGTACAAATAACCCAACTCCCTGGTACTTGCGTGCATTAGGATCTCATGTGAGTGTTCCTTTAGTGTGTACCCAATATGGCTTCTTACCATATTTAGGGAACCCTTTTAGAACCTCACAACAATTAAAACTTGAGATACCTTTGCTACCGAAACACCGTCCGAAAGGAAATCCTTCCTTTGGGGAGTTAAGTCAATTATTTTTAATAAAATGGAGATACTTAAATGGACGAAAAGGACAAACTTCAAGAAAAGAAATCAAAAACCAAATCAACCGAGCCATTGATGACCTCTGCGAACTTAAACGGGGTAAAACCCACATTAGCTCAAAAGAGGCGCCAACGACGAAAGAAGTTGATGGAAAAGAGACTAGTGAAAACTGTCTCGGACACTACGTCCCAACCCTCTTCTACGAGTGAGTCAGGAAGTGTTCCTCTGGACGCTAAAGTTAATCCATCGGGTAACCGAGAAGTTAATTTACAGGCACCAGCCAGTAAGTCATCTGAGACCGATTGGCTCAAGAGTATCCTCACTGTTGTGGCGGCT